CTCTATTATAATCGTATCCGGCTCCCAGTACTTATATTGCTCTAATGCTACCTGCTTCAACTCCGGAAAGTCCCACCGATCCTTCTGACTATCAAGAAGTATTAACGCCGGGGGTCCCCCCGCTTCTTCGGGATAAAACACCCCCCATGTCGTAATCGCACTAAAGTCCGATGTCTCCCTCTTCGTAAACGCCGTATCATAACTCTGAATAACATACTCAAGATTAGGGATATTCTCCTTCTCCCACTTCTGCCACCACTCACGCGGTATAATCGCGTTCTCCTCACCCGTCGGATTCTGCTGATACTGTGCGTTCCATTTACTAGGAGGAATAGACGCACGCACCGCCGTTAAATCCTCGAGGCTCCAGAACTCCGGCCAACAAGGACTGCCATCCTCAAAGATCGCCGGTAACTCTACAACTTCCCACTGGTCCGCTAACTCATCTTTAGCCATCGCACGCATCAACTGTCCCGTCATATCCTTCTCGGACCACCGGGTCTGTACCAAAACAATACTACCTCCCGGCTGTAGCCTCTGTCGGGGACCTCCAGTATACCAGTCCCACGCATCATCAAAACCTGAATTAGACATCGCCGTTTGCTCCGAGTGTGGATCATCTATAATCACCAAGTCCCCACCACGACCCGCTAAGTTCGAACCAACCCCTACCGCATAGTACATACCACCAGAGGTCGTGTCCCAACGACCGGATGCTTTACTGTCGGCAGACAAATTCACCGTCGGAAAGATATCCTTGTACTCATCACTATCAATAAGGTTCTTGGTCTTACGTCCAAAGTTCACGGCCAACTCCGTGGTGTGCGTCGCCTGAATAATCTTCATCTTGGGATTACGGCCCATCATCCACGCCGGAAACAAAAAGCTTGCAAACTCCGACTTCGTATGTCTTGGCGCCATATTAATAATCAAACGCTTCAGCTCGCCCTTGGCTACACGCTCTAACTTCTCCGCAATAATCTTATGGTGACGACCGGCAATAAAATCTGGCCACATATTTTTTACAAAAATTAAAAAATCCTCCTGACACCTTTCGTGTTTTTCTAATTGTGCCAGTCGCAGTGTAAGCTTGGCCTCCTGCTCCGAAACATCCATCAGGGGGCCCCTACAATCTTAAAAAACATATCGTCCCAACGAAACGGCTGCATACAATGAAACTCCGCCTTCTTATCTTTCAATCCGTCCATCTTCAAATCTATCGCATCTTCCGCCTTAAACAAAAATAATTCTGCTCGCTCCGACGGCTTTGCCTGTTTCTTAATTAATATCCAACACGAGGCGTGTTTGTGTTTCGTGAGCCACGCTACCTGCGACGGGCGCAGATCTACTTTGTTCGTCGTCGTAAACTTGAGCTCAACAAAATGAAAACAACCATGGATATCACAGAGCAAGACATCCGGGATTCCGGCTCCGACCCAGTTTTCAATTCGCGTTAGCGACAGCTTTCGACTTACTCTTTGCGCCGCTTCCTTCACTTGTTTGTAAAAGCCGCTCTCCTTCTTCACGGCTATCGTTATCCTCTTCTGGGGTGATGTCGATTGTGACTGGGGCATAACTCTCCTTTATCTCTTTCAATGCTTTCATAACTTCTTCCTTAGACATACTGTCTATGCTCCCGTGTCGTATCTCCGATTTACTTACATATATATCGCCCTGCGCCATACCACGACGAAACTCCGCCTGCACCGCTGCCGAGTAGGCACCATTCGCTAATGCCTCATCCCGAATACGCTGCAAATCCCTTACGTGTCGTGAGAACGTAATACTATATTTTTCATCCAAAGCACGACGGTACTCTCTTATCGCATGAACAACATGAGGCGAGATATGTTGGTTCGTTAACTCATACGCTCGCGTATGGGCACTCGTTGCACTATACCCGGCATTCTCTGCCGCTTCCCGCATAGTTATCTGCCCATCCTTGCTAACAAGCTCGCGGACAAACAGCTCCTGCTTGCGTGTTAAAGGGGTTTTTATCGTGGCGGGTTTTCGTCCACGAGTCTCTTGGCGTATGCCCGTTTTGCCTACTCTTCGTTTTCTCATTCTCGGACCTCGGTTGATGGTTAATAAACAAGCATAATATGCACGTTTTTTAGGCAGTTAACAAGAACCTTTTTTCTGCACAATAATTAGGCAATGTTTCACGTGAAACATTCATACGATTTTTTGTATGATTATTCGTGAAAAACATGGCGCAAGCTAACGCTTGCAAAACACCGGGCCGTTGTCATTTTATCGCGATTTTTTGAGCTCGGGCCCCGTCAATTGACCCGATATCTAGGGGCCCCTAGAAGAAAATTTTTAACCTAGGGCGGGGGGCCATGGTTCGCGGATCCGCTGCAGCCGTCGCGGATCGCGGGTCGCGGATCTAAAAAAAGGGTGCAGCCGCGTCACGTCGCGGGTCTAGGATCTAGGATCTAGGATCTAGGATCTAGGATCTAGGATCTCGGGCCATGGGTCGCGGGGCTCATACGTTTACGATCGCACGCGGACGGCGGGCCGTTGCGGGTTTAACTGGAAATAAGAATAAAAAAAAGCCCGCACGAAGCGGGCTTAATCTCGGCCGTGGGCGGGCTCTATGTGTGAATGTGGCCGTCGGGCTCAATACCAAACGTCACGCCCCTATAAACTATTAAAGCCGTATCACGGGCGCCGATCTCGGGGAAGCAATCGCGCCGAAAATTTAAAAAACTTAGAGCGGGCTTCTCTCGGTCGTAAAGCCTTTTCAAGGCGTTTAATTGGATCTTATTTAATCTCATTTTTGGCCCGCTTATTATGGGCGGGTAATATTCTGAATTAAGCTTCATAGTTTTTTCCTTTAGTTAAAAAGCGGGCTTCATTGCACCGCTTGCCCTAGTATAAGAAAAAATAAGATATTAACAACCCAAAATAAAAAAGCCCGCGTCAGCGGGCTTTATTTGGGCGCTATGGGCGGGCTTTATTCTTGCCCGATGTCACCCGCGATATGATGTCGAAGAATACGGCGGGGCGGAATAGTTTTGATAAATTTACGCAATGTTTCCGAGTCTGTTTTTTCTTGCGGTTTATCGGCCAAACGCTTCCAGTGAATATTGACGTTGCCCCCGTCCGCATAACAGCCCCCGCGGGCGCCGTTGTTTATTTTCTTTTTTTGGTTGCCGTGCGCCGTAAAAGCAATAATAAAATTCCGATCGGGGCGGGCGCACAACGGCCCCTTTTCACCGCCACAATTTAAACAACTTACTTTATGGCTGTTATATTCTTCAGGGCAACGAACAACCAAAACGCCGTCGCGTTCTTTATGTTTAAAGGCGTCTTTGCTCCAATAACTTTCCGCGACTATAAAAACAGTAGGAATATTATTTTTAAAAGCTTTCACGGCCTTAGACCATAGATCGGCGCTGTAATTAATCACGGCCTTTTTTTTCTCGGGTGCAATCAAATTAAACCATTGCGACGGGTCAAAATGCGAAAACGTAAAAGCGAACCCGCCGACGGGTTTATAGCTATATAAAACGCGGGTATAATCTAAGTCTATTTTTTCCGATCCGCGCCCGCTTGCGTTAAGCTTACAAGATGCGGGGCAAGATCCAAACTTATTGCCCGCGCCCGCTCTATAGGTTATTGCAAGCCCTTTTGTTTTCTTGCCCGTGCTCATTTCATTTACTAGTAATACCATTTTTAAAAATTCCCGTGTTATTGACATTATCTTATATATACATAAAAAAAGGGCGGATGTAAACACCCGCCCGATTTATTGATATTTTTGCAATAGGCCAGCCCGCCCGCGTGCGGGGCTGTAATTTACGCGACGGCCTTAACCCGCGACCAATCCGACGCCCGCATATTTAAAACTTGCCCCCCGCGCCGTTGCCATAAATCAACGTCATCTTTTTCGGCCTTATGTTGGCACGCCGTCACGGCGTTTATTAACGTTGCGCGGGTCAATGGTTTATCCCGCTCATAGCCCGCTTGCCCTATTGTAGAAATAAGGCCGTTTAAAAGCCCGCTAGTTTCCTGTTTTGTAAGGGCTAACACTCGGCCCGCGTTATTGGCAAGCTCAACGGGCTCTATACCCTCGGCAACGTCCGCACCCGCAACGCGCATTTTTTGCAATACGTCGTCAAAGCTTTCACGGCTTGAATAGCTTCTTACTAGATCGCGAAGCTTTAGGGCCATAGCCTTGTTATCGGCGTCTTTTGCTTCTTGCGATAAAACGCCGTAAACGTCACTCTCACGGGCGCTCGTTATATGGGCGCTTCTGCTTCTGTTGTCTGTCTGCATCCCATTCGTACACGCTAACGTCCAAAAATTCTGCCATACAGCAATCGACCCGTGCCCCGTTTCACTATTAGAAAAACCGATACCATTTGCCATAAGATCACCGACGTTGGCACCCTCTCCCGTTTGCTTGTTAAACTTAAAGCGCATATACATTCTCTTTTCTGTATAGTCGGCTTGCATAATCTCGGGGGCTTGATCGTTATCTAAAAGCGCGGGAATAGAAGCTTCCAAAAAATCGTAATTATCAAACGTTTTAAACTTGTCCGATAAATTAGCTCTAAGAGTAGAAGACGGGCCATTATCAAACGTTCTAAGCATTCGGTTATTATTGTCTTGAGAGTGCAACCTATTTAAGAGCGCGTCGAACTCACTCGGGGCTTGATCCTGTAAACGTCGCGCTGTACGGCTCTCAATACCATTATAAACCGCGTATTGATTAAACGAAACGTCGTTAAAGTCCATAACTAGAGTGGGCTCCCCGCCCCGCTGTTCAACTATCAACTGGGGCTTCATCTTCCCGTCGTTGTCTTCTATTGTTCTTTTCTGCATATGATTAGCGGGAACAATATAATCGGCCTTGCGGTTTGCTTCTTCCTGTACTCTTTTCATTAACTGAGTAAGCTTCATTTCATTGTTATCTATTGTCATAGTTTTTCCTTATGTGTAGTTAAAATAAAACGGGGCGGATTTGCCCCGCCCCATAAGAATACATTTATATAAGATAAAGTCAACTCTGCTCTACTTTTTTGCGG